CAGTTTTCAAATTTTTGCAACGGGGAAATTGTCGAGAGCCCGGACGATGACGGGAGGGTGGTTGATTTTTTGACCCCCCCTATGGTCTGGGTTAATGATTAATCATCTGTATAGATGAGGTCACCATCTGCATCGTATTGTAGCTCTTGTTGTGGTTCATCATCCTCTGGAGGTGATGGAACGTACACAATGTTACCCCAGATGTTGTGCTCTAGGACCTCTGCCTCTGCCAGTGCCCATGCCTCGTCATCGTTCAACCATGGTTGTGCACCTAGCTTGGTGTCGTAGATGCGAGCGAGGTAGCGGTCGAGGTAGTAGCCATGCTCGTGATCCCACTCTACCCACTGATCGTACTGGTCTAGTGGTGAGTAGGGGTTGTCACTAGTAGTCAGTGCCATGACTGTGTGCTCCTTCCTTGATGTAGTAGTAGTGGTACAGTGTAGTAGTGTAGTGTGTACTAGACTGTAGTGACTAGGACTCCTTGACATAGCGGTTGATAGTAGAGGTACTTACACCAAGCTGTTTAGCAACCTCAGCATAGGTGTGTCCATTCGCTATCATAGCAGCCGCTCTATCAGCCCTAGCTTTAGAGAGTGTAGTAGTAGGACGTGGTGTAGCCAAGCTCTTGAGTTGGTCACTGTCCATGTACTTGATGAGTTCCTGTAGCTTAGTAGTAGAGATAGCATTAGCTTGTATTGCATCCCACTCAATATCAGTAATCTTAACAGGATTTCTGTGCGCACCTACTTCTTCTCTGGCTGCAGTAATTGCTTTAGCTCTAAGCTTCTTAACATCAGCCTTTGATAATTCTTCTCCATTTGCTGTAGCTCTATCCAATTCACGTTGAATGTTAGAGTTAGCTAGAATCTGTGCTTGTCTTTCTCTAGGTTTATTTAACTTAGCGAGCTTGACCTTCTCGTTGAGAGAGTTCACTTCATCAGTGTAGATCTTAGCAGCAACAGGACTCTTCTTCGGAGTCTTAATAGATGCAAGCTCTGTCTCAGCTTTAGACTGGCGAGCTTTAAGATTATTAATATAATCTACATATTCTTTTTCTACAGGAGCAGCTTTCGGTCCGAGATAGACTGAAGCATCCTTAATGACAGAGGTGATAGGTACGTCGATGCCACCACGGTTGACGACCTTCTTCTTACCATTCTTGTCAATGATTTCTACATTCTCTCCACCAACTTTTACTGTTTGTTTTCTACGAGATAATACAGAAGATGCACCTAAAGATATACCATCTTTATCTTTATTTAATTTATTTAAATCGGTTACTTTTAATTCTTTTCTTGTACGTTTATCGTAATAAGAAAGTTTATCGTAATCAATTCTATCTACGTGTTCCATATAATTCTTACGAAGTTCTGGAATACGGTTTTCTTTTTCACTACGCTTGTAGTTAAGCTTATGTTTATACGCATCAATAACAACCATTGAATGTTTTGTTGCTCGAGCTAACTCTTCATTGGATGCACCACGCAAAGTCATATCAGTAATAAGATTAGATACAATACCCATTTGTTTCTGTTGATACTCTTTAGTGATAGGTTTGAAGGAACCTTCTGGGTCTTTGTATTGTTTAGGGTCAAACCCTTTCAACTCCTTGAGCATTGGAGCAGACTTATACTTACCTTCATTGTTAGGAATAACATAAGCAACGTCACCATCGAAGTCAGCACCTGATAGTTTACCTGCTACCTTTGGATGAATACCAATAGCATCAGGAGAATCACCACCAATAAGTTTCTTACCTGGGCCTTTGTTGTTTACAATAAGCTCAGGGATTTCGAAGCGACCAGCGTGTGGATAACGTACCAAGATAACACGAGTACCATCTTCATAACGAGGAGCGAATACTTCGTTCTCTTTCATGTTAGGAACTGGTAACAATACATGACCACGGAAACCAGCAGGAGCTGAGGCTTTAATATGTACAGCCTTAGACTCAGTAGTTTGAATGTAATCCTCTAACAGTTTACGTTTAACTATAGGATTATCTACTTTCATGATTTCATCGTAGTCTGTATCGTGTTCTTTTAACGTAGCACGTAGACGTTCACGAACAACAGGACGAGGTTGTTTAGCCAGGAACTGAGATGATAATGTCTTAGACCAATCGTTCCAATCTCCTTCTTCGTTGACAATATTAACCTTACCAACCTTGTAGATAGGAGTGGATAGCTTATGACCAATACGTTTCTCTTCAGCAGCGGTTGCAACTTTATCAACAACAGGATTACCTTTCTTATCTAGAAGAGGTGGTTGTCGTTTAACTGCGGCAGAGAATGGGTCATCTTGATTAATCTTACCATCAATAAGGTTCAATGGTTTAAGTACATCCTCTTTAGGCGTACCTTTCTTCTTGTTCGTGTTAAAGATAACATCGACACCGTCTGGAAACATCTTATTGTCTCCATAAATAGCCATACCCTTTAGATAGTGAGTGTCACCTACAGCGATACGAACTTGGGCATACTTCTTGCCTCCTAAGTTTATATCTTTTGAGCCAGGACGAATATACATAACACCATCTTGTGTTTCTCCATCCTTATCAGTACCGTGACCTTTATCACCCTCTGGAATAGCATATTTAATTTGTAGACGGTTCCATGGAATACTAGTTACATCTTGTAGTTTTTGGATATTTGTTGTTCCAGCACTATCTGCACGATATTTGGTAGAACGAATCTTATCCTTGTTGTCATAAACATCTTTAATTGTTTTATCTGCAGTAGTAAGCACAGCAGTTTGAGGTTTGTTCATTGGATTAGTGGCATTTGGTACATTAATTTTATAAAATGCGTACTCACCACTATCCACCAATGCACGTCGAGCAGACTTAAGACGGTCTTCAGATACACCTAATTGTGCTTCGACACCTTCACCGACATCAAGATATCCTGTTTGTGCTACAGACTCTTTGAGTCTAGCTACAAGCTCTTGTGTTGTGATACGGTCTGCACGTTCTTTTAGGGTTTCTTGATTAAGAGCCTTACGAACACTTGTTTCAGACCAACCAGTCTTCTCCATAATTTCCCTTACAGGTCGTCCATCTGCAAACATGTTTTTAGCAAGCTCAGTATTGTATTGGCGTTGTTGTTCACGCATAATATTGATTTTACTACGTAATGCATTGACGGACATACCTTCTAGGTCTGCAATTTTCTTATACACTTCGTTGCTGTCAAGACCTTGAGCCTTAAATTCTTTAAGACGACGTTGGTGTCGTTGAATCCATTCTAGGTCACCAGGTGACATATGTTGGTATGGATTCTTACCAGAACCTTTAGGATATCGTCCTGACGTGGCTGTACCAATATGCATAAGAATGTCTTGTGATTCTTCACTAACCTCGGCTAGCTCTTGAGGTGTGTAGTAATCTTTCATTTTCAGGAATTCCTTTCTAAAAATACATAAAAATACAGCCATTTTAGAATGCCTCTGAGAGGCTCTGAGAGCCCGTATAAGCCGTTTTACGCGTTTCTGGTATAATTGTGCACGATATACCTTAACGTTGAATATACGCTATTCTATGGCTTCTGAGACGTATTCTGACGCGTCTAACTGTATAATCTTGTATTTTAGCAGATTTTTAGATTGTTTGTCATAATATATTATGATAAAAAAATGAAACGAGTAGTGAGACTTCACCTACTCTAAAGAATGAAATAGGGCAAATTCCTATTTCCTCTCTATTAGAGAAGTGGAAAAGGCAAAAATATGTGCGGTTTTAGTCAAAAAGTAGTTTCTGATCTTCTTTCCACTCTACATAAATACGGTCGATACTGCGTTTACTATACTTGTCTTTATACTTGTCATAGATTGTATCAGGTACTAGACCTTTAGTAAAATCTTCGTAGATTTGATTACGAGCTGAACCGTTCTTGAATGTTCCTCTAGGACGACCAGGACGTTTCTTACATTTGCTGTAATCGATATTGTATTTATCTAAATATCGTTTAAGAGCATAACGACTACTGAATCCCATTTCTCGTTGTATTAATTCTAATGGCCATTTATTATCTACTAACCATTGTACATCTTCTACCTTGACATCATCTGGATATCGTTTTGTTGATTTAAAATTTTTATCTTGCGCTGTCAATCTTGCTACCCTTTCATATACTTCATAATAATATTTAATAATAAAATTAGTTCCTTGCCGTTCTTGTACTGCATTAAAAATTGTATTTTTTAATGGGAAACGATTTGGGTCGCCTAATTCATATGTCATATTACTTCCCATTTCTTCAATTGTTTTTATGTCTTGTTTACGTTCTTCATCATAGTCATCATAATGCGCTATATAATTATCCTTAACGAATTTGTCGTGTTTTTCATGCCAAATAAGCCCGTCTACTCCAAACACCTCGAGTGTGTGATTAATTCTTTCTTCGATAGCGTCATCAGAATAAAAGTTGTCCATATAATGTTTCTTTGTTTTTTCGAAGTTATAGTCATAGTAACAATAAACACGCATAATCTCCCTATCTAGCCTTGTTATATCTCTTGGTTTAATGTCTTGTTTATCTAGGACATCGTATAAGGTTTGTTTATTATCAACTATACCAGGTCCTAATCTATGTAGCACCTCGTTTACCGATATTGTATCATGCATAATATAAATTGCCATAAATCGACAAATAACATCTATTTGGTGTGGACGTAAATAATCACCATTACGTCTAGACCTTGCAAATATTCTAAATGGATAGAATGGGTTTAAATGTGCAATTTCCTTATATTGATAATTATCATACTCTTTAATACGTTTTTGCATTATTTTAAATCTGTCTAGTTGATTATCTAACTTATGTTTATCCATCTCTATTCTAATTGACATG